AGTGGTGTATTATCCAACATGCCCCACAATTTTGTGCGAGAAATCGAGGCAACGTCTAACATTCTTTTAATTTCGGCTGGGAAGTTAACTCCATAATCGTACCCTTCAACTCCTGTTTGTTTCGCTAACGATAAAAGTTGATCGACGCCGCAGGTATCTATATCACTGTGATTATTTACGAAATTAGCTGTTCTTTCATAAACATTTTGTCCTAGATCTTCATTCGCACTTAAATAACCAGTACCAATTACTGCAGGAAAAAATTGATCAAATAAAATCAAATTATTTTTAAAATTTTCAGGTAAAGCTAAGTTTTTAAAATATTCTGCATTATTGAATGATTCATTTATTCTTTTAATTTGATTTTTATTTTCAAAATTAAAAACAGAAAATGAATTTGAAATACCTGAAAGTTGAACTATATTACTACCACTTAATGCTGAAGTTTGAGCTACGATACATGTTTGATCAATAGATGTTAAAGGAGTTATTGAGGTAAAGATATACCCACCAGTTTTAAATCCTTTACTGTCAGTTGTTTGAAAATAAAAAGGACCGTTTTCAATTTCATATAAAGACGGATCTAAACCGGATAACGAAATATTAACCGGAAACATTTTCCCCAATTCGTTGGTTTCGGGATAAGACGAAATAATGCCACTAGTTAAAGAATCATGACATGTAATTAAAAATGGTATTTTAATTCCTTTCCATTGAAGTGTATTAATATCATTAAGATAATTTCCTGTTACCTTTAAAGTAGATGGGAATGTTTGTTTGACATACCATTCTACATTTTTTTTAATTGTTTTATTATTAGAATAAGATGGATAATCGTAAATTGACGAATCAAAATAATTATTAAATGCCGATGTTTGCAGTGTAGCGGAGATAATTACTGGGTTATTTTTATTACCTAAAGCATCTATAAAATAAAATTCCCCTACCCCAGAGACTCCAACGACTGTGTTATTATTATAAATTTGTGTCGGTTCAACTGAAAGAGATGTAATAAAGTTGTTATTTGTATCGGTAAATCTCCATGTAGGTGTTAAAAATCCCCATTTGTTATTAATAAATTGGTAAGGTATAGAAAGAGAATTAGAAGCAAACAAATCAACAATAAGAGGTTGATTTGGATTAGAATTTACTATAGAAAATTTAAACGGAGAACTTGTTTTTAAATTAGGTTCAGAATATTCGTCCGGTATTTGTATAAATGACAAAGAATCTTGTACTGTCAAGTTAGCTGTTATCTTTTGGGTAAAAGTTCCGACATTGCCTTCAATATCTGTTGCTGATAATGTAATATCAAAAATTCCAGGCACTTTAAAAATAAATGTCGGGTTTTTTTCCTCATAAACCAGATTTTCAAAACCATAATTCCAAACATATTTGCTGATTAAAGCACCAGATGTTAAATTAGTTACTGTAAATTTTGTAGATAAAACATTACCTAAATCAGGGGTTATTGAAAATTTAGTGTCTAACATATTTTAATATTCTATACTTTGAAAAATAGAAGAAGGTATGGTTACTGTTATTTTAGAAGAAATAGTTTGTAAATTACTGAAAAACGGATATTCAAAAAATTTCAAAGGTATATTATTTGTCGTTACTATAGAATCCTCATAATAAACAGGATTCCAAAAGAAAAGAGAAAGTCCTTCTATTTTAATGGAATTGTCCTCTGTGCTTCTTGTAAAGAATGTTTCGACCCCATCAACATTTAAAATTTGTTGTGTTAAAAATCTAACATCTATTGTTTTACCGAACTGTAAATTATCACGATTAAAATAATTTACAAAAATATTTGTAACATCATTAACAATAGATTGATTATCCCTTTTAGAATTTTCTCTTTTAATAATTTCTAATTCACATAAAGATTCTTCTAAAAGTGTATTAAGTGTAGAAACATTCGGAGTAATACCAAAACTTACAGCTTTATAAACAGGATCTAAAAATACAGGTTCTATTGTTGCTAGTTTACTACTTTGAATAGAAGAATTAATTAATTCTTTTTGTGCTGGTAAAAGATAATTTAGACTGCGTGAAGCAGTTCGTGGTACCACTAATAGGTAAACATTATTAAAATTACATGCATCAGCATAAAAAATTTGATTAAAAATTCCTCTTTCAGTTTTAGATGGATCTTTTAAACCTAAATCATAAAAATATTTTTGATATCCTGAAATATAATTCCAATTGTTTACGCATTTAACATCCGATATTAGATTTGAAAAATTAGTTTTAACGAAAGTTTCAAAGTCATTAGTCGTCACCAAACGATATTGTGATCTGTAAGTTGCAGGTGCGGCTTGTCTTATTTCATCTGGTGTTTCTTCTTCCTTAACAGGGGTTGAAGCATTAGAATTGGTAAAAATAAGATTAGACATTTCTGCGTTAGAAAGATATCTGTAATCGTTTTCAAAAACATCCGCTAAAATTTCATTAAATTGCAAGGTGTTATATCTGTATATCCTTGAATTTGAATTCAAAGCACCAGCTCCAATTTCGCCATCAGAACCTTTAGACACTAGATAATAAATTGCTACTTTATCTCCTGCTTGTAATTTAGTGCCATTAATATCATTACCGAATTTGATTTCGTAGCGTTTATTAGGGTTGAGTCTTATTTCGTATTTTTTTTCACTTCCATTTTCTAAAAAAAGATTAGGAGTTTTAATAAACTGAACCCATTTACCAGTTAATACAGGTTTAACAAAAATATCGATACTAAAATGATCTACTAAATTATTTCCCGCATTTAAAATAATTGTTTCATTGTCTTCCCCGTTAGCGGTATAGGTTGGATATTCTTGGTATTGGCCTTGAAATAATAATTTTTGTTGAGCCATTTCATCCAAAGATTCGGTTATAATATTTTGATTTTTAGAAAAGGTAATATCTTCGTTAAAACTAAAAGTTATATTATTAGTCAATACATAAGAATAACGTGGAATGGTGTAAAGTCCTTGATTTAAATTTGTAGCTGAACAATTAAAATTTAAAGTGGAAGTTTGAAATCCAATGGGAGAATAATCAATTAATTTTACAATACGGTTGATGTTTTCATATAATTGTGCTTCTGTAAACAGCGATTCAGAAGAGGTTTTATTGAGATAATAAATGAGTGTGTGGTAGGAGTAAGCGACAATATCAATAATACTTGCCAAATTAGAACCGAGAAAATTTTGATCAGTAAATACTTTCTGTTCGTTTAATCTGTTAATGATAAGTTCTCTTAAAGAAAGAGCATCAAAGGCAACATATCCCCCTTTTGGAATGTCGAAGTTATTTGTGTTATTTGCCATATATTATATTATTTTGGGTTTGGTATTGAAATGAAAGATTGTTTTTTAATGTCTAAAATAAAATCAACTTTTGTAGAAATATTTAAAAGAGGGATTTCTAAAATGACGGTTATATCATATTGATTATTATCTTCATCAGCATCAACATTAACTCGTATCGGTGTTACTCTCGGTTCGTATATTTTAATACCGTTAAAAATTTTTCTTCCTATAAGCTCGGCATTATCCACGGTTATAGGTGAAAATAAAAATTGTTTAAAATTTAACCCGTATTTAGGAAAGAGAAATCTTTGCCCCGGTAAGGTATTAAAAAGATTAGACAAAGAATTACTAATCGCCGCAATATCGAAAGAAGCCTTAATGTCACCTCCAGGTATTGGTAAGTTAATACCAGGCGATTCAATTTTGGTTAAAGACAAATCTAATGATAAATCTTTATAAGAGTACCGTTTAGAGGTATACTCATCTGCTATTTGTTCTAAATTTTTAATTTTAATAGCCATTTCTTTCTATTATTTAAGTAAGAATGCGATAAATAATAATACAAATATGCAAAAGAAGTTTAATACACTCTACGAAGGAATGCTGGAACGATATCAACAAGGAGGTTTTATTGTCGGTGATCGTGTTCGTTACCGTAAAGATTGTTTAAAATTAGATTTTTTTAAACACAAAGCTCAAGGATTTGTTGATTT